GTACAGTTTTTCATGGGGCGGGCCAGTTCAGCGCCAGTTGCAAGCCTTCGTCCCACTGGCGCGGAACGCAGCACGCCATGTGCATTGGTCGGGCTTCCGAAATGTTGCCATCTAGTGTGCCAGCAATCGGCACGAGCACCGTTTCGCCTTCGTCGTTCGTTCCGCAAATCGGGCACGTCGAGTCAGCGGGAAACCGCGCAAAGGTTCGCGGGTGCGGCCTAACTGGTCGTTGGAGCGGACCCGCTCCGGCTTGGTTACTTTGAGTCATCGTCATCCTTTGGTGCGGGCCGGAGCGGGTCCGCTCAACTCTGCGTTAGAAGGCAAGCTCATAGTTGCGTACTCCTTCCCCAGTGCGCCATCAGCAGGGCATCGGCTCGGTTGTGGTGGTACTTGAACTTCAGTTGCTGGTCCTGCTCGGGGAACAGTTTCAGGGCCATCTGCCGGCCGCGCTCCTTGATCGCGCTGTCGGTCTCGTTCTCGTCGCGCTTCAGGCCGTAGTGGCGCTTCCAGGTCTGGGGCTGCACCCACGTGATGGGCCAGCGCGCGATGCTGGCCACCGCCTCGACGGCACCGCGGCCGCGCATCAGGGCGCCCTGGCTGTGCATGCTGTTCGTGGGCAGGCCGCCGTTGCCGATGGATCGCGGCCGCACGTTCTCGACCACCAGGATGCAGCGCTCGGTCACCGGCACCCAGGCCAGCAGGATGTCGTACAGCGCTCGAGCGTCGAGCCACTTGTCGGCCTCGGTCTCGGTCATGGGCAGGTCGGTCACGACCGAGCTGCGATCGGGCCGGATGCAGGCGACAGCGCCGGTCATGCCGATGTCGATGGCGACGACGATCATGACGCCATCCCGATCTTCGGCAGCAACCCGCCGTCCGAGGCCTGCTCAAGCACCGTCTTGCCGTTGGGCAACAGGATCTGGCCGAGGAATGCGCCCTCGAAGGTGAGGATGCCGGTTTCGACAGCCATGACCTGGCCCTTGATCCAGTCGCGCAGGATGCTGCACACGCTGATTTCAGCCTGGGCCATGGCTTTCCGCTCGTGCTCAACCTTGGTGCCGCGCGTGCGCTGCGTAAAAGGATGCTCACGCATCCACGCCGCCGCGTAGCCGCGGTAGCTCGCCTTGGCGGTCACATCGCGGCCGCGGTAGGTGAACTGCACCACCAGCTCGCCACGCTCCGCGTCGGTCATGGTGCCGAATCGCGCGCAGCCGAACTTGGTCAACAGCTTTCGGATCTCTTCCAGCGCAGCGCCGCCGCTGGTCGCGCCTTCGTAGGGGAGGCTCATGACTTCATCGCCAATCGCATCCAAGCGATAGCGGCCCAGAACACCGGCCCGAGAGTCCAGATCAACGCCGCCCAGATCACGAGCCCGACAGCGATCGACACAGCGATCGAGCGCCACATCTTGAGGTCGCTGCGATTACCAGGGCAGTCGCGGCAACGGTTTCGCCCCTGGTTTGCATTGCAATCTCGGCCGCACCGGCCGATGAGGAAGACGGGGGTGTCGCTCATGACGCCCCCTTGCTGGAGCGCAGCGTCTTGAACTCGCTCAAGAATCCGCCAACGATCGGGCCTTCGACCAGGAACCGGCGATCGACGTAGCCTGGGCAGACCTGGATGACCAAGCCCGGCGGGATGATGGCTTCACCACGAGCTTTCGGCATGTCGCGGCCAGGCTTCTTGGAGTAGGTGATTTGCTTCGGCGCGGCCTTGGGTTTGCGCGCGGCCTCCGCTTTCTTGGTCCGCCTGGCTTGGCGCGCCTGGTCGGCAAGGCGCCGGCGCTCCTTCTTCTCCGCGGCCGCAGCCTCCCTGCCGGCCTCGATTTCCGCGGCCCCGGCATCGCGGGCTTCCTTGCTCATGAAGTAGCGCTTCCGAAAGCCAACGCGCAAGGCGTGAAGCACCCCCTTCGCCATCATCTTCTTCAACGTGATGTCGGCCGCCCATTCGGGCATGCTGGGGTCGTTCTCCATGATCTGGTTTCGAGTGACGTAGCGCTTCGGGTCGGAGATGAACATGGCCATGATCTGGTCTTGCCGCGGGCGCGGCTTGAAGCGCTTGGACGTGGGGTTGCTTGCCAGCAGCGCGCGAGACCACCCCAGCAGGCTTTCGCTGACCGGGATGCCGGCCGCGTGCTGATCGACTGCCTGCTGGGCCTGAACGAGCAACACATTGAACTGAGCGATCTTCATGATTTCCTTTCGGCTTCGGCGCGCATGGCCGGGGGCAGGGCTTCGATGGGCACGGGGGTCATGTCGCTATGCTGGATCGGTGCGTAGCGGGCCAGGGCATGCTTGTAGTCGGCCCGCTGGCGGTGGGTGAGGTCGTCGCCCTGCTTATCGCGCTCCTGGAGGTCGTAGGCCCATTGCAGGCGCCCGCGAGAGGCTTGGGCCTTGCCGATGCCAGCCAGGGCCGCATTCAGGCGCTCCAGGCCATTCCTGGCTTGTTCTGGGTCGGGCTTGGGCGCCGGCAGGGCCTTGGGTGCCGGCGCGCGCCAGAGCAGGCACAGCGCGCGGAACTGCGCGGCATTCGGAGGGTTGTCGGGTGGCAGGTTCTGGAAAGCGTGCTCGATGCGGCCGCCGCGCATACCGCCGAGCTCTTCCGCCCAGTCGGACTTCACCATGCTCGGGTCGATCCCGGCGTATAGGTTCAGCCATTTGCCGGCGTAGCGCACCAGCAGGCGGGTGTGGATCTTGTCCACGGTGTCGAGGTTCAGTGCCATCAGGTCTCCATGTCGATCGTGTCGGGGTCGTCGGCCACGCGGCGCGGCGCGGCGCTGCCCATCCAGCCCGCAGCCTGGGCTTCGCGCTCTCGCATGTAGCTCGTGCCGTTCGCCGGGGTGTCCGCAGCTTTGGTCTTCCACTCGGTGTGCAGCTTCTCGGCGTCGCGCAGCAGCAGGTTCACCGGGTGCATCGCCGCGGTGTAGAGGTTGCCCTTGTGGCGCAGGTAGTAGGCCGCGACCTGGGGCGCCGCTTCGGCGCCGAGTTTCGCCACTACCTGGGCGAGCTGCCCGTTCACGCTGGCGTTGCGCACGGGCTCAGCCTTGTAGCGGGCCAAGTAGGCCGCGCTGTAGGCATCCCAAGTCGAAGTGCTCGCGGATGGCTCCTTGAGCTTCTTCAGCTTCGGCGCCGGGGGGGTCACAGACCCCTCCGGAACATCTATTACTGGTTCTTGGTTACTGGTTCTTGGTTTAGCCGTATGAGAGCCGTTTGAGGTGGCGTTTTGGGTGCGTTTGAGATCCGTTTGAGGCGTTTGAGGTTTACCTATGACGGAAGGCGTTTGAGGTGCAAGAATTTCAGCGGCAGCAGCCCGAAGTGCCGGCATCGGGGTGTCCCACCTCAGATTTTTGCCGGCACCTCGAACGGCCTCAAACAGCCTCGAACGTTCGAGGTTGTATCGGGTCGCGCGGTCGGCCTCGTTCTGCTTTTTCTGGTCGCGCAGCGGCTGGCCAGCTCGGTAGGCTTCGATGCGGCGATCGATCGGCTCCTTGTGGTAGCCGTCCTCGCGCTTCTCGAAGAATTCCTGGAGCAGCACGACGACAGCCTGGCGGTCCTCTTCGTCAGCGCAGCGCACCAGCCGCTGGATCTTGGCCACGTCGAGCGGCAGCGGCTCTTCCTTGGCGTAGTACTTGCGGATCATCCGGCCGTAGAGACCATCCTCGCGCGAAGATAGGTGGCTCGTGGCCTCGTCATAGTCGCCGATGTTGAAGTCGAAGAAGTTCATTCGGAGACCTCGGCGAACAGGGGGGAGTCGCTCTTGATACGGTCGGTCGCCATCGGGAGATTTCGCTCGTCCAGGTCAATCAGGATCGCGTGCTTGTGCTGGCGGTCAGCCGCCATGCCTACGGTCCCGCTTCCACCAAAGGGATCAAGCACCGTTCCTTCAACTGGGCATCCAGCTGTGATGCAGCGCTCGGCCAGCGCGGGCGGGCTGGTCACGCAGCAGTGCACCGAGTCATCGGGCAGTGTCTTCAGCACCTCGCGGCAGTCGCCGATCAAAATGCGCGTTGTCATGGCTGCACCTCGACGATGCGCAACGTCTGCGCTGGCTCACCCCAAGTGAAGCGCTGGCCGCAACGAAAGCGGAACAGGTCGGGCGGAACGTTCACTGCCACTACGATGACGCGCCAGTTGCCGCGACCTACTGGCCGACAAATCAACATCACGCCGGCCCCTTCTCGAAGTCTTCGCTCGTGACGTGGATCTCTTGATCGGCAGGCTGGCCGCGCAGGGGCCAAAGGTCGGCATCCAGGAAGCCGATGAATTGAGATCCGCAGTTGCGACAGGCAAGGTACTTGCCCTGGTACGTCCAGGCCGGCCCGTGGCCAAGCATGTCGGAAAACAGAAGATCGACCACCTTCAGCGGAGTTCCGATCATGTAGTCCATGCAACTGCTGCGCATGGTGTTGCGCACGATGATCGCGAGATCGTTGGGCTTGCAGTTCACTTCGCGCCTCTGCGATCTGCTGCCCGCTGCACCTTCTCCCATTCGGCGAACCACGCCGGCCGCGCGAGGCGCAGGTAGCGCTCGTGCTTTGGGGGGATGTTCGGGCTCCAGCTCGGCTGGTAGGTGGTGAGTTTGGAGATGCCCAGCAACTCGGCCAGCGCCTCCCGTGTCCCACCGGCCTTCTTGATGGCGAATTCTGTTTCCATGGGCGGCAGTGTGGCACGGCTGAAAATTATTTGCAAGGTTGCGTTGCAAAAGTAAAGCAAGCGTGGCACAGTCCTATTCATGGACCAGCAATTGCACCCACTTTTCGCCAGCATCCTCGCGTTGCACGGCATGCCCCAGGATGCCGACACGCTGCCCGTGCGGCGCGCGGCCTACGTGTCGGACATGCTGCGGTTCGATGCTCAGTTTGAGCACTCTGACGATCAGAGAATTTGGCGTGCTGGCCGCGACGAACTACAGCGGTTGAGGACTCTCAGCCATGAGGTAGACCCGGATGGATCGCTGTGGCGCAAGCATATGCATTCGGACTACAAGGCGGCAAGATGAGGCCGGTTCCAACGCAAGAGCAACTTGACCCGATAACCGGCGTTTTCACGCGCCGTCGACAAACTTACCGCACAAAAACGGGCAACCCGCTGGCGCGCTTGACACCCACGGCTACCGGCAGATTCGAGTCTGTGGTCGGTTGGGCGAAGTCTCTGCTTCATTTCCCGACCCTGCAACAACCCGCATGAACAACAAGGAAAAGACCATGTTCGACATCGAAGGCCCGTTCACCACCGATCATCAGCGCGCTCGCGCTCGCATGCTTGACCGTATCTGCTGGGCCATCGCGTGCGGGGCCCTTTCCTATCTGCTGTTCGCTCCGACGCCGGCGCCGTGGTGAGCATCCTGAAAACCTACCGCACGCACCGCGCGTGCTCCCACTCAATTCTCGCTTCGCTGCGCATCGCAGTGAGGCTTTACCTGAAAGGTTGACCATGAAGTTCCCTGGGAAGAATACCCTCAAGATGAGCGAGAAGGCAATCAACTCGCTGATCCAGTCTCACTTGGTCGTGCTGTTTGGGCCCGATGTTCGTGTGACCGAGATTGCAGTCTCGTCGTATGGCGGCGATGCTCGCATCGAATTCACAAGCGATCCTGAGTCGGTGAAGGTGCCGCACGATGTCGAATCTGTCGCTGGCATCATCGGCGTGGCGGCTGGCACTCTCGTTCCCCTGGAAGATCCGCTGTGAGCACCGAGGCGCGTCCAGAAAACTCCAGGGCAGCCGGGTTGCTGCTGCTGCGCGAGCCGATCCCCGATCGCCTCATCAGCCCCTTGCCCAAGCCGGCGAAGTGGCAGACCGAATCCGACAAGAAGGAATGGATTCGGTGCCGGGTCTGCGGCACCAGTCACCACCCCCAGGTCGTGCACCTGTCCTATGTCGGGCATGCCGCGGCAACACATCTGCTGCTCGACGCGGATCTGATGTGGGACTGGGAGCCGCTGGCCTTCGATGAAAGCGGCCTGCCCAAGTTCGACCCGACTGGCGGGCTGTGGATCAAGCTCACGGTCTGCGGCAAGACCAGGCTGGGCTACGGCAACGCGGACAAGAAGAACAATGCCGATGCTGGCGCGCGCGAGAAGGAAGTTATCGGCGACGCGATCCGCAATGCCGCCATGCGCTTCGGGCTGGCGCTCGACCTGTGGAGCAAAGCCGACCTGCATGCGGACGATGAGCATGACGAAGATGATCGCGGCCACACCGGCGCCCCGCCGCCCCCGCCGCCGAAAGCCGTCGAGCACTACCACGCCGATGACTTCAAGAAGAACCTCCCAGCCTGGGGCAGGATGATCGCTGCCGGCGCCAAGACCACCGAGCAAATCATCTTCACCGTCGAGTCGAAAGGCAAGCCGATGACTCAGGCGCAAAAGTTGGAGCTGGCATCGTTCGTGAAGACCAACACCGGGAGCGCCCAATGATCGAGCACCACATCGTGCAGGGCAGTCCTGGATGGCTCGCACACCGCACGCAGTTCTACAACGCCAGCGATGCGCCGGCCATGATGGGGCTGTCGAAGTACAAGACCCGCACCCAGTTGCTGGCCGAGTATGCATCTGGCATCACGCCGACGATCGACGCTGGCACCCAGGCGCTGTTCGACGAGGGGCATCGCGCCGAGGCGCTGGGCCGGCCGCTCGCAGAGCGGATCATTGGTCAGGACCTGTACCCGAAGGTCGGGTCGAGCGGCAAGTTTTCGGCATCGTTCGATGGCTTGACTATGGCCGACGAAATTGCCTATGAGCACAAGTCGTTGAACGATGAACTTCGCTCAATTCTTCCGGAGGATAGCGAAGACCCCGGCTTTGATCGAGGCGACTTCAGCGTGCCCATGATGTACGCGGTCCAGATGGAGCAGCAGTGCCTGGTCTCGGGCTGTGAGCGTGTGCTGTTCATGGCCTCGAAGTGGCGTGGCGATACGCTGGTTGAGTACCGCTGGTGCTGGTACCTGCCAGACAAGGAGTTGCGCGCCAAGATCATTGCCGGCTGGGCGCAGTTCGAGCAAGACCTGCAGTCCTACATCTCCCCGCAGCCGGCGGCACCGGCCGCAGTTGCTTCTGTCATCGAGCAGTTGCCCGCCCTGGTCGTCAACGTCGAAGGCCGCGTGGTCGCGAGCAACCTGGAGGCCTTTCGTGGGGCCGCCAGCACCTTTCTGGCTAAGATCAAGACCAACCTCGACACAGATCAGGATTTTGCCGATGCTGAGAAGACGGTGAAGTTCTGCGCCGATGGCGAAGAACGCCTGGAGCTGGTCAAGGCCCAGGCCCTGGCGCAGACCTCGACCATCGACGAACTCTTCCGCACCATCGACTTCATCAAGGAGGAAATGCGGCAGAAGCGGCTTACGCTCGAGAAGCTGGTCAAGCTGCGCAAGGAGGGCATCCGCATCGAGCGGGTGAATGCCGCTCAGGCCATCCTGAACGATCACCGCGCGATGCTCAACAAGCGCTTGGGTTCCGACTGGCTGGCGAACTTCAACACCAGCTTCGTCGATGCCATCAAGAACAAGCGCACGATCGCCAGCCTTCAGGATGCGATCGACGGCGTGGTGGCCAGCACGAAGATCGAGATGAACGCGAAAGCCGACACGCTCGACTTGAACCGCAAGGCTTTGGTGGGTCAGACTGGTATCGACTACTTTTTTCTGTTTGCCGACTTCGCCAGCGTTGGGCTGAAGCCTGCCGAAGATTTCCAGGCGATCGCAGCGGCGCGGATCGCGAAGCACGCGGCCGACGAGAAGGCGCGGCAGGACGCGAAGGCGGCTGCGGATGCCGCGATCCCCGTGCCGGCCATTGTCGCCGCTCCTGTCACCGTCGCAGTTCCGGCGCAGGCTACCGTCATCCCTGCAGCAGCGGCAACACCTACGGTCGAGACCCAGCCGCCCATCAGCGCCGGCACCATTGGCGCGCGCCTTAGCTTCACGCTCACGGTCGATTTCATCGAGGGCGTTCTTGGCATTAAGCACAGCGGCCAGGACAAGCGAGCCATGCTTTGGCGTGAGTCGGATTGGTCGACGATCAAGGCTGCGATCGTCGATCACGTTCGAGGGTTGCCGTGAGCATCATCAACGGGAGGTTTTGAATGGGGCCTTCAGGCAAAGCCCCGACCGTGGCCGAGAAGAAGTGGCTGCGCGCCATCATCGAATTTGGCTGCGTGGCGTGCTTCCTGGATGGGCATGCCGGCACGCCGGCGGCGGTGCATCACATCGTCATGGCGAATCGACGCATGGGGCATCGCTACTCGTTGCCGTTGTGCGATCCTGGACACCACCAGAACGGCCAGGCGCGCGGCGTCATTTCCATCCACCCAGGCCGATCGCCTGCGTTCATTGCTCAATACGGGACAGAACGCGAGTTGCTGGCCCGGCTTGAGCGGTTACTTGGATTCACCGCGGCATGAGCGCGCCCCTTGTTCGCAAGTTCGTTTTCTTTACCGATGCCGATGTCGAGCGTTTCATGGCGTTCATGCGAGCCAATCGGAAGCCGATGGCCGAGCAGAAGCGCTTCCTGCAAGTCACGGTTGCCGAGTACAAGAGCAACCGCTCAAACGAACAGAACGCCTATATGTGGGCGGGCATCCTGGAGCCGATGGAGCAGCAAGCCATGATTGCCGGTGCGCGCTTCAAGGCCGACATCTGGAACGAGCTGGGCAAGGAGTTGTTCCTGCCCGATGTGAATGCCAAGGGCCAGGAGAAGTGGCAGTACCTGCCCAACGGGTCGCGCCGGCTGATGATGAGCACCAGCGACCTGAACCATGAAGAAATGACGCTCTACCTGCACGCGCTGGCGGCCTACGCTGTCGACGAACTTGGCGTGCTTCTTCCCGCAAATCCCCGCGACCTGTAGGCCGCTCAACCTGAAAGATCAACCATGTCCTTTGCCATTGAGAAATTCACCCCTGCGCTGCTGCGCTCGGTCAACATTCGAGCCGAGATGCATGGCAATGAGCCCGTGCCAGCAGCCGACCTCTATTTCGTCCTGACCGGCAGCAACGATGTGCTCGACCAGTTCGATACCGGCCTGAAGGGCATCTTCTACATGCCGGCCAGCGGCAAGAGCAAGACGCCCGAGCTTCCCGGCGTCGAGGCGGTAACCAGCATGCCGCAGCTGCGCTCGACCTCGATCGAAATGCCGGTGCCTCTGAGTCGCGAGTACCTTGGCCGCAACCTGGTCATCGACTTCGGCCTGGGCGGCAAGAGCAACATCGAGCTCTCGGCTTGCGACGTGAACAACTTCAAGGTGAGCTGCCAGGAGGGCGGCACCGTCGAGACCACTTTTCGCGTTCAGGCATCGGGCCTGGATGAGAAGACGCTCGGCAAGATCAGCTCGCTTGTGAAGCATGAGGTGAAGATCACGCTGGTGGCATCCGAGGCCTCGGACAACACTCAGGAGGTCATCCCAGGCACCAAGAAGGCTGGCAAGGCCGAGCCGAAGAAAGATGCGACCGACCTGTTCATTGTTTCTGGGGTCGATGCGCCGGTGCCCGAGAAGAAGGCCCCGGCCAAGAAGGTCGCTGCGAAGAAGGTTGTTCCCCCGCGGAAGTCCAAGGTGGCCCCGCTCAGGGTCAAGATGGCGCTCGCGGCCAAGAAGGCGAAGAAGAAGTGAGCAACATCTTTGAGCACCCGGCCGCTCCGCTGGCCGACTTTCCTCGCATCCTTCGGGCAATCGCTGATGAAGCCGAGGCAGGCGAGTACGGCACCTTGAGCATGGGTGCATTGGTGCTCGAAGATGAGCAAGGGAACATCCGGACATTTGGCCTGGGCCAGATGGCCGACTACTACCGCGCCTATGCCCTGTTCCACCTGGGGCTGGCAAACCTCGTCGCCAAGCGCGGCCTGGATTTCATGCTTTGACTGGGCTCGCCGCGCGCCCTCTTGCGCGGCACAAGGAGAACTGAATGACCAAGACCATCGCCATCCTCGCACTCGTTGCGTTCGCCCTCTCTGTCGCTGCGCCCGTCGAGGCCAAGGCCAAGAAGGCACACGCGGTGAAGATCAAGAACTGGCCGAGCAAGCCGCCGAAGGGCGCGAAGTAGTCCGATCAAGGGGGATGCGGCGTTGACCGAGAAACGCAATGTGCCTGCCGGTACTGACGGGCCAAAAACTATCGGTAGACGGCAGGCGGTGGCCAGCAAAGACCTGAGAGGCAGCAATGCCCAGACTTCAAACACCTAGCCGGAGTTGAGCCCGGCCATCCCCACCCTTACATCACCAGGAGAACCAGATGCACGACATCAAATCCCCCGCGCCAACGACCGATGAAACGATCGAGGCCAAGATCCAATTCAAGAACCTGAACGCACCGCGGATCAAGCCCGACGACCTCGAAGCCGCGATCGCCGACGAGACCTACCACGTGTTCCCCAACTCGCAGCTCACCGTCTGCGTGCTCACGCTGCACAACGGGTTCAACGTCACCGGCGAGTCGGCCTGCGTCAGCCCGGCGAACTTCGACGCCGAGATTGGCCAGCGCGTGGCGCGCGAGAACGCAAAGCAGAAGCTCTGGCCGCTGCTGGGCTATGCGCTCAAGGCCGCTCAGAGCGGCGTGCCTTATTCCACCATCGCCAGGGCCTGCCACGAAGTGAACCGGGCCTACTGCCAGGCGCTCGGTGACAACAGCCAGCCGGCATGGGAAGACGCTCCGCAGTGGCAGCGCGACTCGGCGCTGCTCGGCGTGAAGCTCCACACCGAGAACCCTGATGCGACCCCGGCCGCCAGCCACGAGAGTTGGCTGAAGCAGAAGGCCGAAGAAGGCTGGAAGTACGGCATGGTGAAGAACCCCGATGTGAAAGAACACCCCTGCTTCATGCCGTTCGATCGCCTGCCGCGCGAGCAGCAGGCCAAGGACTACATCTTCCGGGCTGTCGTTCACGCGATGCTCGGCCGCTGATTTTCGGGATGGCTGCATGGCGTGAGCTGGGCGCTGCGGAGCGACCCTCTTAAAGTTCGTTGCCGATGGGGCGGTTCAGTAGATAGCAAGCGATCGCAGCCCAGCCATCCCACCTTTCTCCTCTTCAACCACCAAGGAAGCACACATGACCATCATTACCCCCACCATTGGCCGCAAGGTCTGGTTCTACGAAGGCGACGGCTCGAAGGAGCAAGACGCCACCGTCATCGACGTGCATAACGACAGGCTCATCAGCGTGTTCGTCATCAGCCGTGGCGGCGAACAGTCCGTGCGGCATGCCGTCACGCTGGTGCAGGACGGCGACGAAACCCCCGTCATCCGGCACGCGAAGTGGATGCCGCACCAGGTCGGCCAAGCCAAGGCCACTACGCCGCAAGCGACCCAGCCCGACTCGAAGGCTTGATTTTCGGGGTGGCACGCCGCAGAGACAGACCCTACGACGATTTGCCAAGCAACAGGTGCGCGGTGGCCTGGGCCTCTCGTCTGTTGGCAGCGCCGACTGTAGGAACCACTCCGCGCCGGGCCGAGAAAGCCAGCCACCCCACCCACCACCAAGGACCAACATGAACATCCACACCCCCGAGCGCTTGCCGCAGGGCCGCGTTGTCATCGGCGCGCGCCACCGGCTGCGCATTCCTCGCTGAACAAGGAGAACACCATGGTCAACCCGATCAAGCAATCCATCAACATTACGATCTGCGATGACGCGGAAGACGCTATCGCCCAAGGCTTCAACTGGCGTGAGGCACAACCTCCAGTCAAGCCGATCGAGCTGCAACAGGTCGTCGTTGTGCGCAAGGGAACGCAAGCCGGCAATGCGACCGTCGACTTCGTGCTGCGAGATGAGACCGGCCAGCGATTCGTTTTCATGATGACCGGCAACCTGCTGAAGACCATCCCCTGCTGAACTGAACACCAACACTGGAGAACGACATGCCTCAATCCACCATCCCCCTGACCCTCACACCCGAAAGCTCGCAGATCCATGGCTACGGCTACGAGAACGGCACCCTGGCACTCGAATTCAAGTCGAACGCGGCCAAGGTGACGTATCACTACCCCGACTTCCCTGCGGAGAAGTACGAAGAGCTGAAGGCCGCGCCCTCGATCGGCTCGTTCTTCTACAAGAACGTGAAGAACCAGTACCCCGATGGCTCGTTCGAGCGGATGTACAAGCCCGAAGAGCAGGTCGACTCCGAAGGCGGCGAGGCATGACGAAGAAGGGCGTTCCCCGCGGCGGCGCGCGGAATACCGGGATGTCGCTCGGCGGCGTCAGCGGGCATGCTGGGCTGATGTTTCGCTGGTGTCGTACCCCTGGCGGCAATGGTCCGTTCTACGCCTACGTTTGCGGCTCCTGGCGCGACCCGATCACCGGCAAGCAGGCCCAGAATTCATGCAGTGTTTCCCGCAATGGAGCAAAGGCCGCAATCGCTCATGCACTTGCCCCACGAATCGCCTGCGGCATGCCCGTCCCGACACCACGACAAGCCATCCTGGCGCTGAATCGGTTCCTCAGTGATGAACCCGCGGCAGCAGCCGCTCAACCCAAAAGGAGATCCACCATGAAGCATTTGAATTCCGGTTTCACCCTGATCGAACTGATGATCGTCACCGCGATCATTGGCATCTTGGCCGCCGTCGCTCTGCCGGCGTACCAGGACTACACCAAGCGTGCCAAGCTCTCCGAGGTGGTGCTCGCTGCATCGGCTTGCCGCACCAGCATCACCGAGGTCATGCAGTCAGCCAGCAGCTTCCCGGCTGCTGGCACGTGGGGCTGCGAGAGTTCGACAGCTACCTCCAAGTACGTGGCCGCCGTCGAGACTGATGACTTCGGGGCGATTCGCATCAAGGCTGCGGGGACGGGCGACAAGACGATCGATGACCGCTACCTTTCGTTGGTGCCGCTGGCCGATGATGGTGGGCTGGTCAAGCCAGGCGCGACAGTGTTTCGCTGGGTCTGCGGGAATGTGGCCGGCTTCGGGGCCAGCACCTTCCTGACCGACATCCCGGCCAAGTTCTTGCCGGGGTCATGCCGTGGCGGCTGAAGTTCTGGTGAGCTTTGAAGAGTCGGCTGCGCGCTGGGCTTCAATCACGCTCGAAGAGATGGCCTACGCGCTGCGCACCGAGGCACAGAAGGTGCGCCTGCGTGGCGCCGGGCACCTTCCCATCAAGCCGGCTGCGCTCTACGTGGCCGAGGCCTACGATCGCGCAGCGAATGAACTGCTGCGTGCCCAGGCCGGCATCCGCAAGTAGGTCACGCGGCGAGCAAGGCAATCTCTGCCTTCCGCCGCCGTACCAAGCCGGGCAGCACCCGGCCCCCTCCCCGGGTCCATTTGGCCAGCTCGATCGCCGCGCCGGCCCAGTCGTTGGCCAGCACCCGCTTCCGCAAGGTCGATCCCTTCAGGCGGGTCAGCCCCAGGTTGTAGGCGAAGTCTGCCAGCGCAGCCTGGCGCCCTGGAGTGTTCGCCGTTGGGCAGAGCGCCCGGCTTGCCGTGAGGAACCGCATCGCGTCGTAGCGCATCCTGGCATCAGCCTGGGACATGATCCAGACCAGCCCGAGGAATACGTCAGGGCCTGTGCTTCCCCATCCGATCGTGGGGATTCCGGCCGGGCATAGGTAGGCCCTGAGGAAACACCCCTCGAACATGCGGACCAGCCGCATCATCAGATCGAGAGCGTTCATTTCCCACTCGTCTTGCGAATTGCGCGGTCGACGAACCAGAAGCTGAAGATGCTGCCGATGATCGCAGTGTCGAACTCGGTCACCAGGATTCCAGCGAAGACCGTCAGGGTCGAGTGATTCTCGAACGCGACCATGATCGCGATGACCTTGGCTGCGGTGTACAGCACCATGCACCACCAGTAGGTCAGAACCGGCCGCACCGAAGCCGACAGCGCATCCGCCCAGCCAACGCCGGTCGGTTTACCCTGGTCACCGATTGCCTTGGACCAAGCCTCCATTTCACCCGCATTGGCCGCAATCTCGGCTTGGGCATGCGCGAGGTCAATCTGCTGCGTTGCGCGCGCCTGGTCGATCTTGAGTTGCAGCTCGGTCATGCGGAACTCGTGTTCGGCCTCGCGCTTTTCCTTGAAGAAGTCCACAAGGAAGGGAATCAGGCGGAACACGCCGGCGCCGAGCATCGCGATCAGGGACATCATGGTTTGGACCTTTCTGGGTCAGGGGGGGAGTTCTCCGAACTGGCTCGACAGCGGGGCAGGCTCGGTGATGTCGATGTCAACCTGCTCCAGCCATCGGCGCAGCGCGCGCATCGAAGCGATCACACCATTCGCGCCGCGGCCGTTGCCCGCCTTCAGGTACTGGGCCTTGAGCACGTCGAGCGCAGAGTGAAGATCCGGGTCAGTGTCGGCAAGGTGCCGAATGACGCTGATCGAGGCGGCCACTCCATCGCTGGCGCGGATGTTCCTTGAGTGCAGGAACTGCACCCGAATCTCGTTCAGAGATGCCAGCAGGACATCCGGCCCACCACCAGGCAGGCCTACCTCTTCTTCTGGTCGTCCCATCGGAAACTCGCCTGCTCTGCAAATTCTCGGTTCTCGGCGCGGATTCGAGCGGCGACTTTCTCGGCGCCGCGATCATGCAGGAACACCAGCACCGCGATGACCACGATCAGGAGCAGGGCGCCCAGCAGCACCCAGATGATCGGGCTCATGTGTCCAGCGGGGTGCGGGTGTGCTCACCAATCATGCCCAGCGGGACGGGCCCGCTCTCGGTTTCTTCGGGAGGGTGGTTGTGCGGCCACGCGGCATGGCTGACAGCCAGCCACATCGCCGCGCCGATCAGCGCCAGGATCTGCGCGCCGTCCACATCGCCGATCACCAGTCCATGGAACGCGACCCAGCCGAGCCAGAGCGCCCAGGCCAAGTGCATACCGACCACGCGCCAAAGGTGCGTCTTCCACGCCATCAGGCGCAGGCGGTCGAGGTAGGGGATCAGAAGGGCAAAGGCCAGCGTGCCGGAAATGAAGTTCAGCACTTGGTCGATGAATTCGAGCGTCATGCTTGCTCTCCCAGGCCAAAGCGTCGCAGCGCCGCCTTGACGATAGTTGGGACAACCCCGATGGCTGCGGTCAGAAGGGGGTGGAACAGCGCGCCAAGGATCAGCGAGGCGCCCAGGGTTGCGAGTTTGCGCGTCGGCAGCTCGACCATGGTGGTCGCGAGCCATGTTCCCAGAAGGGCGCTGGCCAGGACGGCGCAGACAAAGACGCAAGCGAATCGAGCTCGGCTTGCCTGGGGCGCGGCGGTCAAGCCCAATGTGGCGCCGATCAGGGCCCAGAGCAGGGCCTGGTGGTCGATGCCCAGGGTCACCATGAGCGCCGAGCCTCCAGCTGCGGCCGCGATGCCGGCGAGGCCGGTTGTGGTTGGTTCAGCCATGGCCCTGGACTCCTTCCATGGCCGTGATGCAGGCCAGCAAGTAGACGGCACCCATGACTGTCGCTGCGGCATCCCATCCGTCCACTGTGTGCGGCGGTGGGTTACCGGCGGCGATCGCGGCCTTGTTGAGTTGCGCCTGGCGCCACTCGGTGAACAGGCCGGCCAGCGCAGCAGCCATGATGCCGGCTGGCCGCGCATAGCGCCTCGACCAGAACGAAACCACGGTGCTGACTACGGCAAAGACTGCCGAGCCCCAAAACCCATGGTTGGCTTTGTCTCCTGGGATCACTGGAATTTTCATCATGCCCGTCCTTGGGTTGGGTGGTGGGGATTATCGGCGTTCGTACACTTCACGGATGCTTACAGCAGCAACCGTCCTTTTCGTCATCGCTGGGCTCCTGACCGCGCCGCTTTCGATCTGGGCCGGGCTATTCTTTTTCTTTCTCGCCTACCTGCTGCGCCGCGGTGCCGCAAACGATGAAGATGGGTTCATGGCCGGCCTCATGTTCTTTGCCTTCTGCGGCGGCTTGGTCCAGATTGCTCAAGCCTTCATCGTGCGTTGAGTACATCCTCGTTCTTCATCGTTTCCTTGGCCACATTCCCTTGCTCGCGCGCGATGTCATCGAGCGCATCTCGCTTCTCCTTCGGGGTCATTGCCCGGTCGGCATAGATTTCGTCGCGCTGCTTGTGCAGGCCCGCAAGATTCTTGGCCCCAAGGTTGATCGCTCGACGGGCCCCCAGCAGCTTCTCGTTCTTTGACTCCAACGCATCGGCTTCCTCTTCGCGATCGTCTTTGCGTAGCGCATGGATCGAGGCGAATACTTGATCCAGTTCCGTCCGCATCTTGTACAGGTCCGACTCGTAGACCGTGCTCAAGCCTGGGTCTTGACGGTAGAAGCTGCCGATCAGCGGGAGCTGGTCGAGCCGCTTGGCCGGGGCCGGGGCTTCGTTGTTGAGTGCCCGTACCGCCATGTCCGACAGGCCGAGTGCGTACAGGCCGGCCGTGCCCAGGTAGCCGCCGACCAGGTACTCGAGCTTCTTCGGGCTCAGACCGATCTCATCGGCCGCCGAGCCCATGCCCTTGACCACCGCAACAGCCGTGGCCGAGGTGGACTTCGAGTAGCGCTGTGATGGGAGTTTGCCCTCGTCGCTCATGCCCTCGATCGGCGCGTCGCGGAAGGTGTCCTTGTTGGCCCACACGTTCACCCCAGGTCGAACCATCTGCGGGAGCGGGTCAAAAGCGAGTTGGTCGCGGATGTTGGCGTAGATCCGGCCCGCCGTCTTGGCGCCAGAGTCCAGGCCCTTCGCATACCGCATGATCCGCTCGGGCACGGTCGCGAACACCACACCGAGCTCGAACGGCTTGGGGATACGGAAGTGCTGGCCCTTCACCCAGAAGTGCCAGTAGCTGTCCTTGTCCCAGTCTGGGAGCTTGTCGTAGTCGTCGTTGCCCGCGTTTGCGAAAGCCAGCGCCAAGCTGGCCATCATCATCAGCGTGCCGTACATGGCCAGCCTCTTTGGGTCAGCGCGGCCCACGCGGTACAGGCCCTGCACCCGGGCATTGAAGAACGGCAGCACATCGGCCATCAGCTGATACACCGGCGAGCTGCCGCGCAACGTGAAGTCCATCAGGTCTTTCGACTCGAAGGCCGCGCCGGTCTCACCGCGGCCCGCTTTCATGGCGGCCTCGTAGACGGCCTCGCGGTTTGCGTTCTCAATCGCATCTCCCACGTGGCGGTACTTCTCCCAGAACTTGGCCGGGGTGTCGACGATGCTTGCCATGAAGTCGCTCGCCGAGCTGGCATTGAACCCGCGCTGGCGCAGCGCGCGCCGCATGGCGGTCGCGGTGCCAGTTGGGTCCGCGGCATTCACCTGACCAGACTGGAAACTCGCACCCGCGAACAGCATGGCCTCGTAGGCGCCCTTCTCGGTGTAGGACTTGGCGATGCCCGCCAGCGACTTGAACGGGTGGAACCCGTCGCGGCTGATGAGCGCCGTCGCGCCGGTGTCCCGGATGAAGTTGCGCGCCATGAATTCGGGGGTCGAGGTCACCGCGCCAGTGAGGATGCGCTTGAAGGCGCGCGCCACGCCCAAGCCGGGGAAGTCGAACGGCACGAAGCTGGTCAGCGACTTCAGCAGCAGCGGGTCATTGACCTTGTAGAACTTCGGCTTGCCGTCGACCATGATGCGCACCACGTCCTTGTCGGCCGGCGGCTGGATCGCCCACATCTTGGCCATGCCGTCGAAGGCATCGGGCGGGATGATGTCAAGGATCTGGTCTGGGGTTCCTGCGCGCTCCAGCACGTCGCGAATCTGCGCCGCCGGCAGGATCTGGCGGCTCATGTCGTAGCCCACTTTCTTGATGATGTCGGAGCCAGCGTCTTCGAGAACGCTGATCGTCTTGCGCAGCGCGCTGTTCTTCAGCGAAGCATCGACCAGCCGGCTGAAGTTCATCAAGATGTTCTCCATCGGGTCGTTCAGCGCAGATGTGCCGCCCTTGAGCGTGCGAATCCCCGATGTCTGCCCGGACAAGCCCTTCTTCCCGGTCGCGCTGAAGACGGCCTTGTCGTCGATCTGGCGGTAGAACGGGATGTAGTCGGCTTGGTCCCAGACCTTGCGACCCTCTGCATCCAGCAGTCCCGCCCCTTCGGCGATGTCGAGCACGCTGCGCTTGAACGCGGCGTAGCCCAGCGCGGCCCGGCGGAACTGGGCTTCCTTGCCCTTGTTCAGCGCCTGCAGCACTTTGATCTGCTCGGGGGTGAAGTTGTTCTCTCGGCCCTCGGCCATCAGGCGCGCGGCCCGGTTGCCGATCATCCAGCCGAAGAAGTCGTTCAGGTCTTCGCCCAGTGGCTTGAGGATGTCGAGCAGGCCCTCGGTGCCATCAATCTTCTCTAGGTGCTGACCATTGGCCGCCCAGCGGGCTTGGCCGTGCAGCATCAGGCCGCGCATCACGGAACTGGCGCCGCCGTTGGCAAGCCGAGCTGCGACGTAGGGGTCTTGATCGGTCGGCAGGCCGCCGATCTCGTTCTTGATCGCCTCCTTAATGCCAGTGAACTGGTCAAGGTAGCCCTGCTGGAACTGGCGTGCGTAGTTGCCGCGCAGCGCACGCGCGGCTTGATCGTAGAACAGGCGGATGCGATCGCCAGCGCGTTGCAGGCGCGTGCGAGTGTCAATGCCGGCGCGCGCCAGGGCCTCGCGCTGCTCGTCGGTGTAGTCCTTCAGGTCGAACATCGGCAGACCGCCTGCGGCCTTCTCACGCATGGAGTCGGTGATGTCGAAGCCAGGTTGCTGCACAGTGTCTCGGTACAGAACATCATCAAACTTGTTCTCGCGCGTCACCTTGGCGGGAGCGCCTACGCGCAACGGAACCTGCGTCAGCTCATCGCCGCCAAGTTTCTTCAGCACGTCTTTGGCAACCGATGGAACGATCTTGTCGTAGAAGGCTTTCATGCCTTCGCCGCCGACCTTGAGCCCATCGCCCCTGAACTCCACGCCGCCGCGCAGCGTTCCAAGATCGGCGGTCATCACGCGCTCGGCCATCTCCTTGCCGATCACATCGGACAGTGGCTTGCCTTTGGCATCCCGCATCGGCCGGGTTCCGCTCACGTTGTCAACAACGCCGTTTGCATCCACACCGAAAGTAGAAGTTCCGCCGTCTTCGTTCAGCTCGACGGTGACTGAACGGGTCTTTTCTCCTGTCCTGGCGTCTGTGCGGCCGACGACTCGAATGCTGTCCACTTGTTTGCTCAAGTCGTAGCGCTCGGCCGACTGGTCGCCGTTGATGAACGCCACCCGGTCGTAGCCCTCGTCGACGGCCATTTTGATGACGCGCTTAATGGCTAGGCTGATCCATGCGTCGGTCTTGCCGACGAACGGGGCGACAGGCAGCAGCAAGCCGGGCGCGCTTCGACCATGCCGATGCAACAGGTCATCAAGTTCGGTGCGCTCTGCGGGAGCCAATTCGCGCTGCCGGTCAATAGTTTGAAGCTCGATCGCACGCTTGTGTTCATTGGGGGTAAGCGCTGCGCCGCGCTGATCCGCGAACCCCTTTTTCTTTCCTTCCTGCGCCCAATCGCTCTGAATCTCTTCGACGAACAAAACGCGCTTGCCGTTGGCATCGGTGCGGTCATTCAGGCGGATATGGACTAGCACGTTGGGCTGGTCCCAGTGGCTTGATTTGTAGGCCCTCGACCCAGCCATCGTCAAACCGGCTTCGCTCGTCACGGCGGCGCGCGCTTCCTGCAAAATACTGTGGCGCGAAACGACCGATCCGTCCTTGGCTCGGCGCACCTCAAACTCGCCCGGCAGCGTCAGCAGCACCTCTCTGTAGTTGGTGCCGCCGGGGAGGGTGTATTGGCTGTACTTGGTTCCGCCGCCGCGCTCGGCCTGCATTTGGTTGGCAAGATCAACGTAGTCGTTCGGCGTTGAGTAGCCGTATTCCTCTTCTGGGTCCAGCCCAGTTTCGCGCCGTAGATAAGCGATGGCATCGGGCTCCGTCAGGATCGGCTCCTCGCGCACACCCAGCGTCGTCTCGGTCACCTTCACACCGTTGCCCTCCAGGAACTGCTGCACCTGGGCGCGGGTGATCTTGCCGGGCTGCATTGCGAGCCAATCATCCAGCCCCGTCCACGCCACCTCGTCGGCCTTGATCGTGCCCTTGGAAGTCAGGCCCTTCAGCCAGTCGGCCCAGCCTTGCGCCGGGGCGCTGCCCATCTTGGCGGTTTCGACCTGACGCGCGAGCTCGCTGTAGAAGGGTTCGTTGGTGTCAGTCAGGTTCTCCGCTGCGTTGGCCACCGCGGCGGCCGAGGTCTTCGGGTCGTTGGAGAACTGGCGCATGGCATCGACCACTGCATCGCGCGCTGCCTGGACATCGCTCAGGTAGCGGTCAGTGCCGTAGGGGCGCTCGTTCTTCAGCTTCGACAGCAGGGTGTCGAGGAAGTCGCGGATGACGCGCAGCACGCGGCCAAACAGGCTGGGCTGGCTCAGGCTCATCTGGCGCCAGAAGCGCGGGTCGGTAAAGTTGTCGCCAACGATGTCGGCGATCAGCTCTTCGCGCAGCTTGTCGAAGGTCAGCGGAGCCATGCCGCGGCTCGCGCGGCGCGCGTTGAGCAACTGGCCGTAGGCGCCTGGGTTCTCAAGCATCGCGCGGACGCGATCGCTCAGTTTCGCGTAAAGCGCCGGATGGTCCACGCGCAGGCTGTGCAGCAGCTCGTGCCCGAGCACCGCCATGATCGGCCGGGTGGTGTTCTCGTTGATGAAGATGTAGCCCGGCAGGTAGTCGGCCTGCATGCCGTTGGCGAACTGCGTGCTGCTGTGGAAGAACACCACGCGCTTGCCGTAAGCCTTTTCCATCATGTCGACAGCGGCGTAGCGGTCATGCGCGAGCTGCGAGTCACGCGCGCCGGGCTTGGTCACGCGCGGCAGGGCGGTGAGCGTCAGGTCCTTGAAAGAGGGGACCTTCGAGCGGAAAGCCAATTGCAGTTTGGCCATAGCTGCGGCATCACCGCTATGCACGGGGCCAGCCTCGATCGCCTCAGGCACGGGCAGAACCTCGGTGTCCTGGAAGTCGAACTTCACATCCGGTACGTTCGGCCAGCCGGTCGGGTTGGCGATGTCCCATTCCTCGGCCTGCATGTCGCGCAAGTCGGGGTAGATGTCCACAGACTTGGTGCCAGCCAGCAGCTTGGTGACTTCCTCCAGGCGCTCGCGCTTCTCGGCAAGCTCGCTGGCGAGCGTGAACGGCGCGCCCTTGCGAGCCTGCACGAGCGGTAACTCACGTTGCGCAGTTTCGAGCGACTGGCGGTAGTTGTCTGCCGAGACCTGGGCGATGTAGGGCTTGAAGTCCAGGCCCATCAACGGCCCGGTCAGCGCAGCGGTGGTGTAGTCCGGGTTCTCACGTGATCTGGCCGAGTCCTGGCTCAAGATGCGGCCCTGCTCATCGCTCACGTTCAACTCAAGTCGGTACATGCCGCCGGTCGAACTCAGCGACAGGTCAGCACCGAACTTGTAGCCAGCAAAGGCTCCCAATTCAATCTCGACCGTCGAGCCGTTGCCGAGCACTTCGGCTTCGGCCTTGACCATTTCGGCGATCTTGCGGCCGGCATCGGTGATGGTGGTGAAGTTCTGCCCGTCGATGATCGCCTCGAAGGCGTTGGCATCGCCAAGCGCGGCCGATACCGCATTCGCGATCGCCTCCTTGTTGGTGTACTTCTTGCCGTCGATGGTCACGGCATAGCGAGCCTTGTCGTTGCCGGCCTGTTGCGCTTCAGCTGAAGCCTGGGCGGCCTTCACTGCATCGGACCACTGGCCGCGCTTGAAGACCTGACCATCGACCGTGACGGTACGCGCTGCGGCGCGCTCCTCCAGCGCCAGTTTTGCTTCGGTCAGGCGCTTGGCTGTCGCGTCAAGCTTGGCAATCGTGGCCGGGAAGTCCTTGATGTTGCGCTCGAACTGCTCGATCTGGCTCTTCACGCCCCAGGCCTTGCGCCGGTGCTGGTCTTCCAGGATTTCCAGCTTGCGGATCTCGGAGACCAGCTTGACGCGCTCCATCAGCAGCGGGTCGCCGCTGGCGAGGGCCGCCATTTCGGCCATGCTGACCGATTCCTCGTCCTCAAACTCCATCTGGAAAGCGCCGTCGTACTTGCGGATGCCGTTGATGGTGCGCAGCTTGGTGCTGTTCAGGCCCCACATCTTCGCGTCGATCGTGCGCTCGGTAGCGTAGGCCAGGATCTGGACTTCGAAGGCGGGGTCGTAGAGCGGGTTGGGCAGGCCGTCGATTGTCGGCGTTGCGAACAGGTTGCCCTGGCGGATGATGCGGCCCTCGCGCTGCTCGATGTCCGATGGCTTCCAAGTCACGTCCGCATGGTGCAGGCCGACCAGTCGCTTCTGCACGTTGGTCCCGGCGCCCATGCGCTGGGTCGAGCCGATCAGCACGCGCACGGTGCCATCATTGACGGCATCGAACAGGGCTTGCTTCTGGGCGTCGTTGTTGGCCTCCTGAATGAAGCGGATCTCGTTGGCCGGGATGCCGCGCGCGATCAGGTTGTCCTTGATCTGCTGGTAGGCGTTCCAGCCCCCGGACTGAGCCGCGCGCATTTCCGCCATTTCGTTCGCGTCGAAGACTTCGAGCTTGTCGTTGGCCTTGCGGTAACCCTCTTCGTCGGCCTTGGCCAAGGCGGCGTCGCGCTGCGCAACGATCGCGTCGTAGTCCTTCAGCTTGGCCTTGTCACCCGAGGCCTTCGGCACCGAGCGGTCCAGGAAGATCAGCTGCGTGCCGCGCCGGTCGGCGAACTGGTCGTAGATGCGCTTGGTCTCGTCGGAGGCCCTTTCGAGTTTCCCGCCTTTCTCCAGACTGTCGCTGCTGCGATCGGCTGCGCGCACGTCGAGCGAGACTTTGCGGGATCGGTCCATCAGGCGCAGGCGCGTCGCGTTGCGTTCCTTCGGATCTTTAATGCCCGGCAGGCTGTTGAAGTCGTCGATGATCGTTTTCAGCAATTCCGACTGGGCTTGGGTCGGCTGGATCACAACCGACTGACGATCGCCGCCCTTCACGCGCGGGATTGGGAACTCCGCGCCGTTGTTGTCCTCGCGGTACGCCGCCTTGATGTCGTCGTTGCCGACCGAATCAGTGAACGAGTAGTAGAGGTCCATCAGGCTGCGCATGTTCGACCAGGTGCGGCCCAGGCGACGGACTTCCTTGAGCCGGCCGGTCTCATCGGCTTCCCATCCCGGATCGGTGCTGACGAACTGTGCACGCCAAGCGTCGAAGTGTTCGAGGCCCAGCTCGGCGAGCTGGTCGGCGGCGAGGTAGCGCATCATGTTGTACATCTCGACCGCGCTGTTGCTGATCGGAGTGCCGGTCATGAAGGTCACGGTGCCGGTCGGGCTCTCGCGCAGCACGCGCACCTTGTTGTAGAGGTCAAAGGCCTTCTGCGAGCCGGTCGGGTTGCCCATGCCCTTCACGTCCGCGAGCTTCGAGTTGTAGAACAGGTTCTTGAACTCGTGCGCCTCATCGACTGTCAGGTCGTCGACGCCAAGCTGCTCGAAGGTCAGCAGCCGGTCGGCCTTGGTGCGGCCCTTGATGCGGTCCATACGCGCAATCAGCTTGTCGCGCAGGCGCTCGGCCTGCTTGACGGTCGGCGACTTGCGGAAGCCATTGCCGTTCGGGTCTTCGGCCACGGCGTCCTTGATCGCCTGCTCGGCTGCTGCCAGCTCGACTTCGAGATAGCGCTCTTCGGTCTCCTTGGCGATGTCGATGAAGGCGAAAGACGAGTGCGGCACGATCACGATGTCGTGGTCACCGGCGGCAATCTTCGCGAAGGCCTTGCGGCGGTTCTTCTTCTCCAGGTCACGCTTGCCCATCGACAGAACCTTGGCGCCGGGGTAGAGCCGGTACACATCGATCGTGAACTGCTCGACCATGTGGTTGGGCACCACGATCATGGGCTTCTTCGACAGGCCCATGCGGCGGCGCTCCATGGCGCGCGCGATCGCGGTGAAGGTCTTACCGGCGCCGACTACGTGGTCCATCAGCATGAAGCGCTCGGTGATGCCGCGCCAGATAGCATTCTTTTGATGCCGGCGCATGCGCAGGATCACATCGGGCACCTTGCCCGGCAGCACTAGGTGCGAACCATCATGCTGGCGGTTGGCCCTGGTGTTGAAGCGATCGTTGAAGACCTCGACCAGTTGATTGCGCCGATCGCCATCATCGAAAACCCAGTTCTGGTACTCGGTGGCGATCTGCGCGGCCTTGATCTGCGCCAGCTCGGTCAGCGTGACGTTGACCCGTGGCCCGTCATCGGTGTGGTCGTAGACCCGCACCGGCTCGGTGTTGAGCTGGTTCTCGATCAGGGTCTCGACGCGGATGCGTTCGCCCCCCCACTGCTCGTTCAGCTCGCGCGTGCTCTCGTCTGGCATGCGAACGGTGAAACGATTGAGCGTGCGGTTGAACGTGATGCGCGGCTTCTGGCCAGTCATGTGCTCGAAAAAGTCGGCGTATATCTCGGGAGGAACCCAGGTCGAACCGAGCAACGCGGTGACGTTCTCCGGGCCGATAGGCTCGGGCTGCACCTTTTCGAGCGCTTCAGCGTTCTTGCGCAGGCCGGCTGCGCGGGCGGCGACCAGCTTGCGCTTGACCTGGCCCGACAGGTAGACGGCGCGGGTCTCCCATGTGTTGGTCTCTGGGTCTTTGAAGATCAGCGGGTGGTCAATCTCGGCGAGTTGTGAGATGGCGCCGTTTTCATCGGTGCTCAACAACTCCGCAATGCGATCCATCTTGATCTTGCCGAACTCCGAGAGAGTGATTTGCAGCGCATCGGTGGCGCTGTCGGCTTTCGTTGCGGGTTCGTACTTCGGGATGACACGGCGCGACAGGATTGGCGCCGGCTCGACGCTGGCGGGGCGCGGCTGCTCGCCCATCGCCTTGGCACGCAGTGGCGTGATGGCGGCGCGGTACTTGTCCTCCAGCGCCTGTACCAAGGCCCCATCGGGCATGTCATCGACGAGCCGCGCGTTGCTCGGCTCGGAAATCAGGCCATGCTTGGCCACGAACGATTGGTAGGCAGCTTTGAACTTGGCGCGGTTTCCTTCCATCCGCGCAGTCGGCGCGTCGGCAGTTTCCAGGTTGATCTGCTCGACCATCAGGTCGCGCAGGCCCACCAGCAGCTTCAGGCGCTCGAAGCGGGCTTCGCCCAGGCGCATCAAGGCCGGCACATCGGCATCGGTCGGGTAGTCGGTGCGCTCGATAAGGTTGGTGCGCGTGTCCTTTCCGTCCGCGTCCTTGACCTTGACCGACTTGCCCTCGGCATCCTTCTTGACTTCAAGCTTGTACCAGGCGCCATCGACCGATTGCAGCAGCTGATCCGACCAAGGCGACTCGGCAGTCAGCTCGCGGCGCGCCAGAAGGAATTCACCGTTCGCAGTTTCTTTCTCGACCACCTGTTGCAACTTGCCGTCCAGGTCGATGCGGATGCTGCCGCGCTCCTGGCCAGACAGGGCGATGCGCAGGGCATCGCTCATCAGGCTGTGGCCGGTGAGCGCCTTGGCAATCGCATCGGGCTCCAGCCCTGCCACGTCTTGCGGCAGGAACTCGATCGCGCGCGCCAGCGCGTCCGAAAGGCTGGCGCCCTTCTCGAATTTCACGTTGATCGAACCGCCGCGGTACATGGTGCCCGAGCGCTCGATACGGCCCATGACCATGTGCGGGTTCTGGACGAAGTAGCGGTTGACATCCATGTCTTCGCCGCCCAGCGGGTCGGCGAGCTTGGCGGTCTTGACCCACGCCGGCACGCCAGCGGCAAGCTGCTGGCGTTTGGCTTCATCCGTTGCCGACTTCTCGGGCTTGCGGTTCGCTGCCTCGAATGCTTCGGCCATTGCCCGCTCTTCACCAGCCGTCAGGCGCTGGATGAAGAGGATGTCAGTGACGACTTCAGTGCGCGCGTTCTCTTTGAAAGCGGTGTCGGGCAGTCGGATCGCGCCGAGCAACCGGCCCTTCTTGGCGAGCGCCGCGCGGTCGCTGTTGGCGAGCTTGTCCATCAGCGAGCTGCTGACGACCTGGATCTGCAGGCCGCCGGGCTTCAGCGCGTCGAGCGCGCCACGGATGAATTGGTTGTGGATGGTCGCGCCGTTCAACTCGGGCTTGTACTGAAAACGCAGCGACTGGTCGCCGAACGGCGGATTGCCGATGTTCAGGTCGAAGGTGCCATCGGGCAGCGGCACGGCTTGGAAGCCGGCGTTCAGCACGGTCTCCTGCGGGTAGAGCAACGTTGCGATGCGCGCAGTCAACGAGTCGTACTCGACGCCGATGAAGCGCGTCTGGCCGGCCATGTCGTCGGGGATCAGTCCCAGGAAATTTCCCGGCCCCATCGACGATTCAAGCGTCATGCCACCTCGGAAGCCGAGCCGGCGCGCAGCCGACCACATCGCGCTGACGACATCCTCGGAAGTGAAGTGCGAGTCGAGCGTCGAGCGGCGCGCGAGCTGGTATTCCTTGTCGCTCAACAGCTCGGCCAGCTCTTGGCCACGCTTCTCCCATTCTGGTTTCAGGACTTCCTTGCCGGTTTCGGTGTCCTTCACCGGGAAGGCATTGGCCAGCCCACCCCAGCCCACGTAGCGGGCGAGTGCGCGCTGCTCGTCGGGCGTAGCGCGGCGGTGCTCGGCCTCGATCGCCTTGAGCGTTCGGATGGCCTTCAGGTTGTCGTTGAACTTCTCGACCTCGCCGCCCTTGCCGAGCCGCACGTCCGGGGTGATGCGGAAGTTGAAGGCCGGCAGGTTGGTGGCCGATACCGGCTCTAGACCGTTCCCGCCATCATTCGCTGGTAGTCCGCTTCCTTCTGCGCCAACTCGCTCTGCATTTCCGGGCTGTCCTTTGCGTTTGCCTCGGGTGGAAGGAGCACGAACAGAGGTAGCGCCACTTCCTCCGCTTCGTGTTCCTGAAGCCCTTGGGACTTGAGCTCCGCGATCATCCGTTGGGTTTGTAACGCCGCGCCCTGAATCGCTTCCGCCAATTTCCCCTCGGCCTTCAGCTCCTTGACCATCTCCGGGCGCCATTTCGTCCAGTGCTTGAGGGCCTTGTCCGCGAGTGTCGTTCTGTCCATTGTCTTGCTCCTGTGTCATCTCGACTTTGCCATCGCGCACGTCGCTGACGAACCGCACGATGTAGGGCTTCATGTTCTGCGCCACGTCGCGCCCGAAGCGCGCCGAAATCATCTCGATGACCGTCCGCATTGCTTCGCGAAGATCGGCCGCGGCGTCTTTCAGGTTTGCGACCGCCGCGATGAACAGCGGCTTGGCTTGGGCATAGGTTTCCTCATCGAAGGACAGGCCGGAACCCAGCTTGTTGCCGCCGAACAGCTTGCCCAGGCCGTCGATCGCATTGTCCAGCGCTTTGGCGGTGTTGACCACGGCTGACCCTGCCGCTTTAGTGGCGGTTCTAGGGGCTCGCGGGGTTGTAGTGGGGGCGCGCGGCGCACGGGGGGCGCGTGGCGCGGGTGCGGCAGTAGGCGCGGCCATCAGCTCATCGAACATCGCATCCAGGTCGTCGGCCGGTGCAGGTCGGTCGCTGCGGAACAGGTCCGGGTGCTGCTGCTTCAGCAGCTCGACACCGCCAGGGTCTCGGCCAGCTCGGTCGCGATGCCAGCCTTGACGTAGTGCTCGATGCTGTCGGTCAGGTCCGACAGGTCATCGGCATGCAGCGTGGTCGCCGCCTTGATGCAGAACGAGAGCTTTGCGGTCATTTCGGTTCCTTGGGGCCTTTGAGGCCATGTACGGTCGCGCCCACCAGGGCCATGATGAGTGCGTTCTGCTGCGCGATTCTGGCGCGCTTCTCGGCGCGCCGCCGCTCGAAGATGGCGGCCTGCTCGTCAATCTCGCGTCGGCTAGTGATGTTGTCGTCGCCATCACCGCCGGCGCCACCACCTCCACCACCAGCATTGGCCAGGGCCGCTGCAAGTTGGGCCTGAAGGTCGGCAATCTGCGCCATGGCCGCGGCAAGCTGGGCCGGGCACGTGTCAGCCGGCAAGCCGGCCGGGTCTGGCTCGGGGATCTCGAACCAGTGCGAGTCGTCCTCGGTGTCTTCGCCGTTCCAGCCCCAGTCCTCACCGTAGGGCAGGCCGGGCAGCAGGACCAGATCAACCAGCGGGCAGTCGATCGTCTGCCACCAGAAATCATCGTCGGCCGGCTCTTCATCCCACCACCAGGCATCGACCGGCGGCTGGTCCTGCGCAGCATCAGTACCCACCAATGCGGGCTCGTCAGGCGGGTCGTCTTGCGCATCCTCGTCAAGCCAGTCGCTGGCCGGCGGCTGCTCAAGCGCCACAACATCTGCGATGACGGGCGCAGATTCATCCTGGAAGTCATCGGGGGCGTCTTCTTCAAGCCAAAAATCGGGCTGCGCTGCCTCGACAGGGGCGGCCGCATCTGTCCCGACAGGCGCGGACTCGTCGACCGCATCGTCGGGGATGTCATCCTGATCTGGGTCAGCCTGGAAGGCAGAGTCGATGGCGATCGTGTTGTCGACCAACACATCGTCGAGCGGCCATAGGTCGGCAGCATCGTCCTCGATGGACCATGGCCATGCGTCATCGGCGATCGGGTCGGCATCGAGCGAGTAGGCGTCTTGCTGCCAGTCGTCGGCGACATCATCGTCAGTGGCCCATGGCCATGGGTCATCTTGGACCCCATCGAGCGGGGGCGCATTGGCCTGAACCGGGCCGCTGCTTGCCTCGACAAGATCAGTGGTCGGGTCTTCGTACTCATCCTCTGCGACAAAGCTGTCCAGGATGGCATCGACAGGCGCCTGGCCATTGGCGATGACGGGGCCGCTTTCAAGGCCGAAGTCACCTAGCTCGTGGCAGAACCCGTCCGAGTCTTCTGCCCAACCCCACGAGTCTTCGAATGCAGCCGATGCAGCGGCTTGCTCAGCATCTGGCGCAGATGAAATTGGTAGCGCCGAGATGGCATCGAAGCCGAGCATCAGGTCACCAGGAGATGATGATGACTAGGCCGTCGCCGCCCTTGCCGCCGGTCCCTGCGGTGCCGCCGGTGAGGCACCCGCCGCCGCCGCCGCCGCCCGAGCCGAAGCCGCCTTGGCCGCCTTTTCCGCCGAACAGGCCAGCGCCGGTTGCAGTGCCGTGAGAACTCGCGCCGCCGCAGCCGCCGTAGCTGTACAGCAGGCCGCGCACGTACTGCTCAAGCCCGCTTGGGCCATCGCCGCCGGGGACTGTCGCGGTGGCGGAACCTTGCCCACCCGCGAGGGTTGGGAAAGAGCCCGCGCCCACAACCCCACCGCCGCCAGTGCCGCTTGCGGCAGCAGCAGGAAGGCCGCCGCCGCCCGCGCCGCCGGTGATCCGAAGCCCGGTCACTGGGATAGTG